TAGAAGATACTTTAAGTATTGTAGCTGAAAAAGTAACATTCCTATCAAGTAGTCAAAAAGAAAAAGCCAAGTAAGGCTTTTTTTGTTGAGAAAAAGAAGGTGATAACGTGGCAAATGAAAAACAACCAATAGCAGTTATTAAAGCAAAAGGGAAAAAACATCTAACAAAAGCCGAAATAGAACTAAGAGAAAAAACAGAATTAAAAGTAGATTTGAAAGATGTTTCAATTCCAGGATATTTACCTAAAAAATTAAAAGAAGAATTTGAGGATATTGCATCCAAACTTTTAAAAATTGGTATTATGACTGAACTTGATGAGGATTGTTTAGCACGTTATTTACTATCAAAACAAAGCTATCTTTTATATACAAGTATGCTTAATAAAGCAATAAAGAAAAATAATATTGCAGAAATGGAAAAATTAACAACTATGCAAGATAAAGCTTTCAAACAATGTCGAGCAAGTGCAACTGATTTAGGTTTAACGATAGGTTCAAGATGTAAATTGGTAATGCCACAAGTTCCAGAAGAGCCAAAGACAAACAAGTTTAGTAAGTTTGGTGCTTAATGGGTAAAGATAGAGTAACAGAATATGCTGAAAAAGTTGTAAAAGGTAAAATAATATGTGGACATTATCATTATCTTGCATGTTTAAGACATTTAAATGATTTAAAAAGACAAAATACAAAAGAATTTCCATATCATTGGGATATAAAATCAAGTGAAAGAGTTTTAGAATATGCTGAAACACTTACAATTGCAGAAGGTGGAGATCCAAGACCAGTTAAACTAATTGGATCACAAATATTTGATATAGGTTGTAGATTTGGTTGGAAAAACAAAAAAGGATTTAGAAGATTTAGAAGAAGTTATAAATCAGAAGGTCGACAAAATGGTAAAACATTTGAGAATGGAATTATCGGTACTTATATCGGTAATTTTTGTGGTTATAATTATGGGAAATTATTCACTGTAGCAACAAAAAAGAGACAGGCAAAACTTGCATGGGAAGAAATGGCAAAGTTCATAAAGATTGATAAAGATTTAAGTGAAATGTTTGATGTAAAAGATTATAAGTCTTTAATAACATGTAACTTAACTAATTCAACGATAGAAGCCTTATCTAAAGAAGCTGGTTTGGATGATGGTTTTAGAAGTATCTTTTCTTCAATAGATGAAATACATCAACATAAAGACAATAGAATTTACAAAGCTATCTATAATGGTACTGGTGCATTAGATGAAACTCTAGTGTCAATGATTACTACTAGAGGATTTGATATAAGTTCTGAAAGTTTTAGTTATGAGATGGATAGCTATGCAATTAGAATATTAGAAGGAACTGCAATTGCAGAAGATTTTTTTGTTGATATATATGCTCTTGATAAAGAAGATGATATATGGGATGAGAAGAATTGGATAAAAGCCAATCCTTATCTAGCAAGTACAGAAAAAGGATTAGAAACATTAAGACTAGATTCTCAAACTGCTAGAGATATGGGCGGAAGTGATTTAAGAGATTTTATCACTAAACGTTTGAATAAATGGGCAAGAAATGAAGATACACAATTTATAGATTTAGAAAATTGGAAAAGGTGTGGAACAGATAAAACACTTGATGATTTTAGAGGAAAAACTTGCTATTGTGGAATTGACTTATCGAGCGGTGGAGATTTAACAAGTATTGCATTAGAATTTCCATACGATGATAAATTTTATATATACTCACATTCATTTATGCCAAAAGGTAGAATGCAAGAACATATAGAAACAGATATTGCTCCATATGATATATGGGAACAAAATGAGTTAATAACTGTTACTGGTGGATCAAGTGAATATAAGAATGATTATAAGTTTATAATTGCTCATTTAAAACAATTAATACAAGAATATGAATTAAACATAAAAGCTATTGGCTATGATCCTCATAATGCCGATGGCTTTTTAAGTGATTTAGAAGAATTAGGGATACCGCTTTTAGAAGTAACACAAAGTGCTAAATTCCTAAATGATGCAACTGTAGATATGCAGCTTAATGTAAAAAGTGGAATAGTTGAATATGACAAAAACAATGAGTTGTTAAGTTGGAGTTTTTCCAATGCAAAAACAGTTGCCAATTCTTTTGGTGAAATAAAAGTTGATAAAGAGCCAAAAGCAAGAAGTAAAAGAATAGATCCAGTCGATGCTTGTATAGATTCTCATGTTGCTTATATGAAATTTAAAGAAGAATTAGATATAGATGCAGAAATGAGTAACTATTTAGAAGCAATGGGTTGGGGAGAAGGAGGTGAATAGATGAAAAAAATTAGTTTGAAGAATTTGTTTAAAACCAAAAATAGTACAGATGCCATACAAGAATGGATATCTTTAGCTGATTTTCTTGGCATAGATAAAAGTCTTGATAAAGATGCAAGAGCAGAAGCAACTTATTTTGCATGTTTAAAAATATTAAGTGAATCAGTTGGGAAACTTCCTTTTAAACTTTATAGAAAAACAAAGAAAAATGGAGTTGTAGAAGGAATTGATAAACCGATTTATAATGTCGTGAGAAATCGACCAAATAAATTTATGACATCAACTAACTTTTGGGCAGTGATTGAACAAAATAGAAATCATTATGGAAATGCTTATGCCTTAATAGATGGATATGGAGAAAAAATTCAACTTATTCCGTTAGATAGTTCACAAATAGAAATATGGTACGATGATGCAAAACTCTTAAGTAAAGTGCCTGATATTTGGTACTTATATTCGTATGGTGGAACAACGTATAAGTTCTCAAGTGAAGAAATACTTCACTTTAAAACATCAGTGACTGATAAAAATGGAATAAAAGGTTTAGCAGTTAGAGATATATTAGCATCTACTATCCAGGGGAATAAAAAAGCACAAGAAATGCAAAATGCATTGATTGATAGTGGATTTACTGCAAAAGCGGTTGTTCAATATACTGGTAACTTAAAAGATGATAGTGTAAAAAACTTCTTAAGAAATATAGAGAACTATGCTAAAGGCAAAGTTGATACTGGAAAAGGATTAATACCAATTCCATTAGGTTCTACAATACAACCTCTAACAACAAAATTAGGTGATAACGAGTTTTTAGAGTTGAAGAAATATAGTGCCTTACAAATTGCTAGTGCATTTGGCATAAAGCCAGTACAAATAAATGATTATTCAAAGTCAAGTTATGCTTCAAGTGAAGCTCAAAACTTGGCTTTTTTAGTGGATACTTTGCTTTTTATCTTAAAGCAATATGAAGAAGAACTTAATTATAAATTGCTAACTGAAAAAGAAATAAAACAAGGTTATTACTTTAAGTTCAATACTGGAATGCTTTTAAGAGCAGATCTAAAAACACAAGTAGAAAGCTTAGTTAAAGGTATATCAGGTGGATTATATACGAATAACGAAGCAAGAGCTTATTTAGATCTAGAAGCTAAAGAAGGTGGAGATCATTTAATCGTAAATGGCTCAATGGTAAGAGTTGAACAAGTAGGTATTCAATACGACAAAAATAAACCAAGTGAAACACAAGATGATGCGGAAGGAGGTGATACAGATGAATAAGAATAGATTTTTTGATTTTAAGAATATATCTTCTTCTGAAGCAGATTTGTATGTGTATGGTGAGATAGTTCTTGAAAAAGGAATTGACTTTTGGACAGGAGAAGAAAATGAAACTGATGTTGGACTAATGGACTTTAAAGAAGAGTTAGACAATATTGGAAATGTTCAAAAATTGAACTTATATCTTAATTCTCCTGGAGGAAGTGTCTTTGTTGCATCAACTATGGTTAGTATGTTGCAACGATTGAAAGATAAAGGAACAACTATCGATGCATATGTAGATGGTTTAAGTGCCAGTGCATGTTCTTTTTTAATGATGGTTGCAGACAATATAAACCTATATAAAAACTCAACTGTAATGGTGCATAAGCCAATGTCATGGGCAATTGGAAATGTTAATGATATGCAAAAAGAGATAGATAAATTAAACAAAGTAGAGGATAGTGTGATGATTCCTCTATATATGAACAAGGCTAAAGTTAGTGAAGAAGAAATTAGATCCTTAATTGATGCTGAAACTTGGTTAAGTGCTAAAGATATGGATAAATATTTTAACGTTACTTTGCTAGATACTGAAAAAACTGCAGTTGCAAAAGTTAAAAGTGATTTATTCAAAAACTATAAAAATGTTCCTGAAACTATTAAAAATTCGTTGGAAAATGAAGAAAAAATAGAAAAATCTACTGAAAAAGAGCAAAAAGAGGATGAAATAGACCAAAAAACAGCTGAAAACGAGCAAAAAGTAGAAAATAAGGAAGATTTAGTAGAAAAACAAGAAAAAGAACAAGAAATAAAAGCAAAATTAGGATTAATTAGAAGCTCATTAATTTTAAAAAATATAAAGAAAGAAGGTAATTAAATATGAACAAAAAAATGAGAGAAATTAAAGCAAATATTGAAGTATTAAATGAAGAAGCTACAAAATTATTTGAAGCTAAAGATTTAGAAGGAGCAGAAGCTAAAATCAGTGAAATAGAAGCTTTAGAAAGAGAATATAAAGTAGCTGAAAGACTATTTACAAATGAAAAAGAAGAAGTAACTGATGAACCAGTTGCAAAAAATAAAGCAGTTGATAAAGTTACAAACTTTGCTAATGGTATTAGAATGGCAATTCAAAATAAAATGTCAGAAGGTTCTAGTGT